GAAAGGGGGTGTTTCTACACTCCCTTTTTTTGTCTATATGGTAATTTGCAATGTTTGTAACTATTTATGAATAAATTTTATGACTGCACAAGAAGCACTTTTAAAAATCAAGGCTATGTTTGCCGAGGCTCAACCTCAGGTGGCAGCCGTTGCTCTTGCCGAGTATGTACTCGAAGGTGGAGCAAAAGTAATGATTGATAAACTTGAACTTGGCGGTAAGGTTTCTATTGTTGATGAGGCTGGTAATGAAATGCCTGCACCTGCTGGCGAACACAAACTTGCCGATGGTACAGTAATCACTCTGGATGAAAACGCAACAATCGTAGAAATCGAAAGCCCCGAAGTTCCTGTTGAAGAACCCGTAAACGAGGTAGAACTTTTGAAAAAGAAGGTTGCCGAAATGGAAGCACAACTTGCTGACTACGGAAAGAAGAAAGAAGATGAAAAAGCTATGATGGCTGAGCAATCTGCTAAGTTTTCACAAGCTATTCAAGAACTGACTGATGTAGTTATCGAACTGACTAAAACTCCTTCGGTTGAACCTACACAACCTAAAGAGGCTTTCAACAAGCACATCGAAAGCAAGAACGACAAGATTTCACGTTTTCTCAATTTGTACACTAAGAAATAATTTTTCAAACAATTTAAATTTAATAAAAATGGCTTTTGACGTATCAGCATTAGCAAACTATACCAAAGAGAACGAAGCTCTATTGGTAACTTCTTCCGTTCTTGGAAGCAAAACCGCTGCTTTGATTAAAGATCAAGGTAACGTAATGGTAGGTGTAAAATCTGCCGAGACAATCAACATTATGGATACTGACGCTATCTTCCAAAGCGGTTCATCTTGCGGCTTCAATGCCTCAGGTACTACCACTTTCACTCAGCGTACTGTAACCGTAGGTAAGATTAAAGTAAACGAATCTCTTTGCCCTAAAGACCTCGAAGCAAAATATTTGCAGAAGGCTCTGCCTGAGGGAAGCCGTTACGATTCAATCGCTTTCGCTGCCGATTATACCGACAAGAAAGCTGCTCGTATCGCTGCTCAACTTGAAACTGCCATCTGGCAAGGTGCTACTGGCTCTGCCAACGTAAACCTTAACAAGTTCCAAGGTCTGGTAACTTTGATTGGTACTTCTGCCGTAGAAGCTAACAACACAACTTACTACGGAACTCCTGCCACTTCAATCACTACTGCTAACGTAGTAGCTATCTTCGATGCTCTTTACAAGGCAATCCCTGCCCAAGTAGTTAGCAAAGATGATATGACTATCTGGTGTGGTCAAGATGTTTTCCGTACTTACACTATCGCATTGAAGAACGCTAATATGTTCAACTATGCTTTCGATGGTAAGGCTGATAGCGAGTTCTTCCTGCCCGGCACACCTATCAAGGTTGTTGCTACTCCAGGTTTGAATGGTGTAAATAAAATCTATGCCATCCGTTTGAGCAATCTGTTCCTCGGAACTGACCTGCTCAATGAAGAAGAAAGATTCGAACTTTTCTATGCCAAAGAGGCTGACCAAGTTCGTTTCGTAAGCGAGTTCAAGATGGGTGTTAACGTAGCCTTCTTGGATGAGATTGCTTCTTTCATCATCTAATTTAAAAGTGGGTAATCTTTCGGGGTTACCCACTCTTAATAACTTTAAAAAATTTTTAATATGCCTTGTGCTTTAACTCAGGGATACACACTCGATTGCAAGGATAGTTTAGGCGGTATCAAAGCTATGTGGGTTATCAATCACGCTAACGTGAGTTCGGTAACCGAGGCTTCTGGTATCGTTTCTGCTATTACTAAGGCAGCGAGTAAGGTATTCTACAAATATGAGTTAGTTAAAAACACGGGTTCGCTGACTGAAACCATTACCACTTCCGTTGAGAATGGTACTGTGTTTTATGCACAAGAACTTTCGATTGTTCTTAACAAACTCCAAGCAAATACTCGTAATGAGATTCTGCTCCTTGCTCAATCAACTCTTATGGTGGTTGTTCAAGATGCTAACGACAAATATTGGTTGTTAGGTCGCTTTACAGGTCTTGATGTTACAGGCGGTACGTCTGCCACGGGAACTGCTCAGGGCGATAGAAATGGTTACACGCTGACATTCACAGGTGGCGAGAAGGCTCTTGCTCCCGAAGTCAATAGCGGTATCATTGCAGGTCTTACTTCCTAATGCTTTCGTAGTTCGTAATAGGTAGGTAGATTAGAGCCATCCCTTTCGGGGTGGCTTTTTTTTGGTAAAATCTCACTCAAATTCTATTTAGTGTTATGATATATCTCACAAAGGGGCAAACGAACTCTATAATATTGACCTTAAAGGAAAAACAAACCTTAACAAACCCGAACTATCTTTTTGTGTTTACACATAGGGGTAGCAATATTGTAAGAAGTTTTGTTTTATTGCAGGCGGCTAATATCTCGGCTCATAAGGATAGATACGATGAGTTTTCTATTGTTACGAACACATATTTTACGGGTTATGATAGTGGCGAGTGGGAATACGAGATTTACGAGCAAACCTCAACTACGAACACAAACCCTGCATTAGCCACGAGTAAATTAGAAACGGGCATTATGCGCTTGAACGAGGCTACCTCATTTAGCTTTACGACATACGAACCAAATAATACATTTATAGTACGATGATGGATAATTTAGTAATATTAAGTTTTGCCGAGGCAAAGCAACCCGAATATCGGGAAAGAAAAGGGCAAGGATATATCGAGTTTGGCGAGCGTAACGATTACCCAAGCTACCTGCTTAGTTTATACAACAAAAGCGCAAAGCATAACGCAATTGTGCGTGGTAAGGTAAACTACATTACGGGTAATGGATGGGCAACAAAAGAAGAAGATGCCGCTGCCGAAGCGTTTATCCAAAAGCCTAATCAGTACGAAACCTTAACCGATTTAACTCGTAAGGTGTCTATTGATATTGAACTTTTCGGTGGTGCTTATTTAGAAGTTATTTGGAGCAAGGTAGGCGAAAGGATTGCAAGTTTATCACACATTGACTATACAAAGATTCGTTCTAATAAAGACAATACGCAGTTTTGGTATAAAAGTAATTGGCAAGATAGAAAAGAGGAAGTCGAGGTTATTGCTGCGTACAATACAGGAACCAAAGTAGGCAAGCAAATTCTTTACATAAAAGAATATCGCCCAGGATTAGACACCTACGCACTTCCGTCTTATATGGGTGCGTTGAATTACATTGAAAGTGATGTAGAGGTTTCTCGCCACGTTTTAGGTAATGCACAAACAGGTTTTAGTGCAAGTAAGTTAATCACTCTACCAAATGGCGAGCCTTCGCCCGATGAGAAAAGAAATATCGAAAGAAGATTTACCGATAGATTTTCGGGTTCGGATGGTAAGAAGTTTATTCTTTCTTTCGTTAGTGATATCAATAAGAAACCAGCCGTTGAAGATTTGGGTGCTTCCGATTTGACTAAGGAAGATTTTAACCAAGTCGATAAGATGATTCAGCAAAACATTTTTGCCGGACATCAGATTACCACTCCTTCTTTGTTTGGTGTATTGGTTGAGGGTTCACTCGGTACTCGTTCCGAAATTCGTGATGGCTACGAGGTGTTCAAGAATACGTATGTAAACGACAAGCAGCAATTTTTAGAGGCTATCTTTAATAAGTTAGCTAAGATAAATGGCGCAACGAGCGACCTGTATATTAAACCTGTTGAGCCGATTAGCTTTGAGTTCAGCGAAGCTATCATTGCCGCTAACGCACCTAAAGAGTGGATACTTGAAAAGATTGGTATTGACCCAAGCCAATATACAAACGTAGCAACTCCAGAGCCTACGCAAGCAATGGTAAATGAGCATTTGAAAGGAATGAAAGGTCGGGAATGGCAGAACTTTCAACGTATAATCCGTGAGTACAATAAAGGCAAGATAAGCCGTGAGCAAGCCGTTTCGATGTTAAAGCAAGGCTATGGATTAGATGATGATGCCGTTACAACTTGGTTAGGGGATGAAAGCTACGAGCAAAGATTCGATGATTTAGAAACAACCTTGAATGTTTTTAGTCAGTTTGGCGAAAGCACCGATAGCTATAAGGTGGTATCTCGTAAAAAGATGTTCTCAGGCGATTTAGAGGCGCAAGAATTGGCTTTCCGTGATGAAGTGATAGATGATACCCTCGATAAGAAAATACTCGATACAATCGCCAAGAATAAGCGCATACCGCCCGAAGATATCGCTAAGGCATTAGAGATAGAGGAAGATGAGGTTATTAGTAGGATTAACAAATTGGTTGCTTTAGACATTTTGGAGTATAATGCCGAAACAAGGATTAGTAAGTTGTTGAAACCTTTGAATAAGATTTTAGATGAACCTTTAAAAAGAACTTTTTTGGTTCGCTATGAATATTCGTGGGATTATTTAAGAACAACCGCAGCGGATAGAAATATCACAACCTCACGACCTTTTTGCCAAAAGCTAATGAGTATGAATAAGGTTTATACTCGTGGCGAGATTCAGCAAATATCGGCTCGCTTAGGGTATGATGTTTTTGCCCGTGCAGGTGGATGGTGGACAATCCCGAACACAGGCATTCATTCCCCTAAATGTCGGCACACTTGGAACGCAGTAGTAGTAGTTAAAAAATAAACAATGAGCAGGAACATATTATTTATTTCAGTAGATACCATAAAGGATAGAACGGGTTTGCATTTCAATACTGATGAAAAGTTAGTAAACCCAGAGATTTTGACCGCACAAGATATGTATATCTTGCCAGCACTTGGAACGGCTTTATACGAAAGGTTGCAAGATGGAATACAGAACAATAACCTTACGCAAGTAGAAAGCAATCTTTTAGATGTTTATATTGCGCCTACATTGGTATATTATGTAATGAGCGAACTGCCTATGGGGTTAAGTTATCAGTTCTACAATAAAGGATTGATAAGAAAATCCGGCGAAGGGCAAGAGAACCCAAGTGCTGCCGAGTTGATTGATGTAGCCGATAGGTATAAAGTAAGAGCCGAGTTCTACAAACAAAGATTGGTTAAATACCTTTTGGATAGAAGCGGTTTTAATACGTTCCCCGAATACAATAACCCAGGCTCTACGTACGATACAATCATTCCCGAAAGGCAAGCCTACACTACTTCGATTTGGTTAGGCGATGATGATAATTGCAAGGGGATGACCTTTGAGGAAAAATATCAAGGTAACATAAATCGTTGCTGTGGCGAATAAAACTTACTCGTTAAAAAATCAAAAGAAGTTAAAAATCTTCTTACAAAAACAAGAGAATGACACTAAACCAAGTAGTAGCCACGATAACAAATCTGGCGAACGCACACGAGCAGATAAAAAGCGTGTACTTCGGGGAAATAAGTGATTACCTTTCCAGAGGAACGGAAAACATTTACCCATCCTTGTTCTTTGATTTAACAGGTGGGCAAATACAAGAAAAGAGTGTCGTGCTTAATTTCTCGTTGTATTTCTTTGATAGGATGCTACCTGAGGACACGAACGAAACCGAGGTATTGAGCGACCAATTAGAAATCTGCCAAGATATTATCGCGCAACTTAGATACCACAATTTCGAGTTCGATGAAGGGTTGAATGCAACCTTGACTTTCTTTACCGAAGATACCCCTGATTTGTTGGCTGGTGTGAGAGCCGATATAACCCTTGATTTACCTTATACGGCAAATCGTTGTGTTGTGCCTACCACGTTCCAATACCCTGCATAATTCTATTTAATAAAAAAATATGGCTAATAAGAAGATAAGCGAACTGCAAACGAGAACCCCAAGTTTAAGCGACCTAATATTGGTGGGTGACCCTTCGAATGGGTTTAGCTATAAGTGTACTGTTTCTGCGCTGGCTACGATTATCGAAACCGATATTGCCGATGGGTACGTTACGTTAGGAACTACTCAAACGATTAGCGGTGCAAAGACCTTTTCTAATAATCTTACCTTAACGAGTGTTGCAAACGCATCTACCGACCCTGATAAGTTTTTAGTTCTTAACGGAAGCAATGTTGTTAATTACAGAACAGGCAGCGAGGTGTTGAGTGATATTGGCGGTCAAGGAACAATTACTTTGACTACAACAGGCACAAGCGGTGCAGCGACATTAGTGGGCAATACCTTGAACATTCCTAACTATGCACCCGATTTAAGTGGCTACGTACCTACATCACGAACCATTACGATTAACGGAACTACGCAAGATTTAACCGCTAATAGAACTTACAACGTAGGTACAGTTACTTCGGTGGCTGCCTCTGGCGCTACGGGAATATCTATTTCGGGTAGTCCTATCACATCAAGCGGAACAATTACGATTACGAACACCGCACCCGACCAAGTGGTTGCTTTGACCGCTGGCACGGGTATTTCTATTTCGGGTACTTATCCGAACTTTACGATAACGAATAGTTCGCCATCTTTAGGCGGTACTGTAACTTCGGTGGCTCTTTCTGCGCCTACGGGTTTTGCGGTAACAGGTTCGCCTATAACTTCGAGTGGTACACTTGCGTTGGCTTTTGATACAGGTTATTCTTTACCTACTACGGCTTCGCAAACGAATTGGGATACGGCTTACACAAATAGGATTACAAGTTTAACTACTTCGG